CTTGAAGATACTGATGTCATAGTTGTCGTATTCAGAATCATCTAATTCAATACCGACAGTGGAAAAATATGGTTTAGTGAATGCAAAACGTGTAGTATGCATAAATGGCATTTCAATAGATAGTGTAGGGTTAACCTTCACATCTGTTTGAGCTATACCACAACAGCCCCACGAATAATCTCCTAACAACATATTTTCTGCAATTTGATTATCTCCCATACCAGTTGAATTAAGTTCAGTCCAATCACCTATGAGTAATGCAGAGTTGTCAGGAATACTAAATGTAGTTCGTCGCACATTCATTTTAGAACATCTACTGAGATTATCAGCCAACATAAAATGCCACTGAATAGATCCTCTATAAGCAACAAACATAGGCATAACCCAAGCTAGAGACGTATAATGAACATAGTTAAAATACTTGTTGGTGCCTGTAGCTATAACACCCTTGGCTTGTCTAGCACCAAAAGGATCATATCCTGGAAATGTAGGTCTCCTAGGTTGACGAATTGTCAACACAGCAGCAGTGTTGGAAGATGCTGCAGTAGCAGATTCTAATAAGATGGAATCTTGCAAATTGGCACGAGAAAGTAGCAACCGTAATGATGGTATTGCTTCCCCCCAATTTATAAGATATCTATCTTTTAAAGGATCACTCTTCTGTTGTTCATCTGGTAATGCATCTTCCAACAGACCTTGTACTACAAACGGGGTAAATCGTCTATTAAGTTCAATTGGATTTGCAAATTCTAGATTTTCAGAACCCCGAACAAACACCATCATAGTTACAGATGATGTGTCAATCGGTGCTGACAAAGTATTAAGAACTTGAACGGTAATCACTCCATTATCAAAACCTGAATCACAAGCTATAATGTCTGTATCCCACTGATTTTCCAAAGTCGATGTAGTTTTCAACCACATTTTATATTGCACATAAGGGACTCTAAATTCAACTTCTGTCATCTCTCCTATATCAACAATCTTAGTCATTGACACATTACTAATGTCGTAATCTTGGACCCATGAAACTGGATCCCAGTGTATTCGAACTCTACCTCTATGATATTGAGAACATATGAAACGAAAAGTGAAGATAATATCACCTCTCCATGCACCAAACATACGAGAAAGATAACCCATTGGAGTGAATCCTACAGTATACACAGTGCTCACAGGCGAGCCAACATCCCACATAGAAGGTGAAACCTTTGATGTAAATAGTCGTGTGTCTGTGGCATCAGCCGTACTCCAAATTGATGAAGCTAAGAAACTATCATGTTGAACAATTTTACTAATACTCAATGGATCTTCTTTATCATGTGGACATGCAATAGAAGGATCGACAGACAATTCTCCTTTAGGATCAAGTGTCATTTTACTGATAGGTTCTGAAAGATGAGCTGAAGCTAAATCATGCATAAACAATGGTTTAACAGGTTTAACATCTTCAATTACAGGAACTTTGGACCACCCAAACAATCCCGCAATACTAGATGTGGCTGCGGCACCAATTTGTGTTGCCTTAGCATATGTGCCTATTATAGGTACATTTGTAAGATAAGAAGCCCAATTTGCTATGGCAGTAGCCGGTCGCGAAATGGGTCCCTTACCATATTCATCTTTAACATTTTCTCTCTTTGATTGCATCGATGCAACATGGGTATTACCAGTAAGCACAATATTCTCCATCCAACCGTATATCTTTATAGTGATCCCAGTTGTAGTAGCAGAATTTGCACTCTTAAGGCCATCATACACTATATGTCGCAATCTACCCAATACAGCTATATCACCATAATTAGTGATATTAATGTAATCTGCTGGATAGATAAATGGTAATACCATCTCACCCCCTTTATTTTCACGTAAATCAATCCACAAATGTGGTTTTTGAGATTGTGGCAGCAACGCAGTTGCGTCTATGTCATCACAAGGATGTACATGAGAGGGTAGTGGTGTATAGTTAATCAACATAGCCCCATAATAAAATGGAGATGCATTGACCACTACTTTAATATGCATATCAGCTCGAAAAAATGCGAAATTATCTAATTTAGCTTTTATTTCATCTCGTTTGAGAAAATCAGTCCACGGATCAATATCCGCATCAGAAACACCTGCTGGATCCCAGTAGATAGTTTCTATAATAGTGGGTCTTTTGAGAAAATCGCCTAATTCCTCAGGAGATCTATCATGACCCATATCAGCCGAAGGCGGTGGCATAGTATAGAATTGTTGTTCTTCTTCATTTTCAAATGCTACTTCTTCAACTTGTGATTGATATTCAAATATATCATATTGAGAGTATTCCCCACTCTCACGGGTCAGATTTTCAAGTAAATCTGCACAACTTTGATGCATTCCACAGTGCATCACCTCAGTTGGTTTGTTTTGAATTTAAAATAGTACATACGGGCTAATTGGGCCACATGTGTACACTAATTTTATAGTGTTAGTTACACTTAGCATTTTATAGTATGCGAAACTTTTATAAATTGATTATATCTATATACACTGAGCCAGTGACCCTAATTAGTGAACCACTTTTCGCGGGATAAACATGCAATATATATCTCTATAATCAATTTAAAGAGAATATTTAGGATTTTTAGATGTCTTACCATCACACACACATAGGATTTTAACGTGTCTTACCACGATGTGATGATTTTAAACATTATACCTATACCACACATATAGAGCAGTAGGACCAAAATATATTTGAGGTGATATACTCAAGAATAAAGTCATCACCAACCAAAGCACATATATAATATATGTGTTACAATAGAAGGCTATATCCAATGCAAAGAAGTGGATCATAAACAATAACAATTGGTTACATACATATGTATGTTGAAATAATTGCAATTGATCGTACTGACTAGTATCTTCAAGAGCCAACCATGAATAGATTAAAGAGAAACCAACAATGGCAACGCTGACCGCACCGGCGCTAATAAGCCTTGCTGTATCCCATAAATCTTCATTTAATATTGTCTCCTGAAGACTTTGATACTCAAACTTTTCAATATCTGGATTATTCTCATATGCTTCTGAATTTGAGATGTATCTCTTAACTAGATCATCCCAAGAAGCTAATTCACATGGCATGTAATCATCTAACCAAAGATGATCTATATATGATAGCAATCTTTCATGCCACTCCATAAATATCTCTTTACCATGCCAAAACCACTCATCATTAGCGGCAGTCATGACACAACAAATCTGATATTGATCTGACACAAATTTGCTAGCTTCACCTATCATCAAGCTGCCAATAATAGAATCTGGTTCTAGAGGACACACATATGCATCAACATCTGCTTCATACCTAAATTTCCGTTTAAGAAAACTGGCTTCACTTATGTTAATGTACGGCACACTCTCAGACGTTTTATCAGCCATAGTATATGTTACACCAATAGTGGCTAATGCTTGACTTATCGAGACATGATTAAACCAAGTGCAACCCTCAGCCACATTCATGCCATTATCATCACCGTATGTAATTAAATGCACATTATCTTTGAAATCAGTACATATTTTGTCAGGATTATTAAGCACATAAGCGTATCGCATATACAAACAATTGACAACACTATTGATGGTGACGGTTAAAGCATGGCCAGAAGGATTCTTACCAACTAATTGCAGTAAGTCACCTTTAATGTCAACATATGCATAAACAACATCATACATTATGCCTGTTATGACTTTAAGATGCTCATCGGAACAACCAGCCAATTTATGGAATCTAATGATAATATCAAATGCTGCTAGTAAAAATTCTGGCGGCATTGACGTATCAAAAGCCTTAAAATCACCAAAAACACAATTAGATTCATTGAAATATGTCAGATATTTGTACAGAGTATGCCACTCTTTACATTGAGCTTCTATGCCAGGAGCACTTTCAAATAAGAATTTATTTCTCTGCATAACTCTAACGAAAGATAAAAGATACTTTCGCATAACATATGTGAAATCAACAGGAGCACCCATGAACATACGCACTTTACCTGCCACATTCTTCTCTGAAGGTATAGCCTTATCCTTCAAAGAACCTGAAAAAACAGGGCTAGCTCGCTCATTATTTAAATATGATTTGATGATATCTTCTGCTCGATCTAATACTTCTTGTGAAAATTTTTTACAATTATCATATCCAGGAATTTCAATCGAGTCCATAAAATATTTTTTGCTTTTATTCCAAGGAAAGCCAGCACTAGTTTTTCTATTCATAGCATCAACAAAACGAACTCCTGGTGCACCATTAGTGATGGTCAAATCGTCATAAACTGTCAATAATTTTAACTCATCAGGAGTTATTTGACACCAATCGGAAAATAAGGCGTCTGCAGCCTGACTAACTAATGTCTTGTCTACAGGAGGTGTATGTGCCACTAATTTTTTCAAATTCTCACGCACAGGTAGCCATCCTTTCATCGTAGGTGCCACTAAATCAGTAGTGAAGCCATCATTCTCTAATAACGGACGAAGAATGGTGTCTCGAACGTTACTTTTCATATGTGCTCTAAAACCCACAAATGAGCCATAGACCTCAGCATTGCCTTTTTCAATATATCTAACAGGGCTTTTATAATGTAGTGCATCTAGTTTCTTCTCAGCTGTCTCAGATTTTAACATAGGAGCTTTATTAGAAATTAAACCATCCAAATCTATATAATCTTTAAGCACTTCTCTATTCAGAGGAATACCTCCACACATGGCTCTATTACCCAATTCATGAACAGCACCTATAACTGGCCCCATACCAGTCTTAAGCAAGTAAATTGAACCACAATCACCTGCTACAGTATTGGGTTCACATATGCCACGCATTACATCAACACAAGCTGTCTCAGTTTGAGCTTTCCCAGATCGTAAAGCATGAATATGTTTCTTCTTAATAGACCCATCACGATTTCGACCTAACAATGTGGCATCTCCTACATATGAATCACACCCTGTACCCATTAACAACTGAGTTATATTAGCTCGAGGTGGCAATTTCTGCACTGTGAAAAATGCTAATCGACCTAAGCGCAATATATCTTCTTGACATAAAGCTATAGTAACACTGGTACATAACTTATTGCTGGAATCAACAGTAATCTCTGCATGGAGACGCGGAACATCTTCAGGTATAGAATGACTGGTAGTCATATACAACTGACCACCTAAACACAATGCTGATGAAATATCTCGTTTTGGAATGCCCTTGATAGGAAAATGAAAG